CAATAGACCTACAGTATAGGTGTAAGAAGTACGCTAAAACTTGGAGAAATAAGAAGGGGGGAGACAATAATACTTCTTGGGGTATATTACTGCCTATCACTGATTTATATTAAGGCTGTTTTTAAATAAAGGCCTAGAAATCAAATGTTTTCAAATAGGTTGCAAAAGAGTACTAAAATGGCAGGAGTAAAAGGTAAATCAGGGGGTAAAAGAGAAGGAGCAGGCAGGCCCTCTAATGGAGAAGTAATAAACATAAGACAAATCCTTGATGATAACATAGACGTTGACGTAGTGATTCAGAAGCTACTAGAACGCATTGAGTCAGGAGACCAAAGAGCAATAGAACTGTTTCTAAAGTATAGAGCAGGACTACCTAAGCAAGAAATTGATATACACACCACAGGAGAAGTAGACCACAATATTACATTGAAAGGTTTAATCTCATTTGACGAAGATTAATGATAAAATTAAGCCCTAAGTATAAGCCCTTATTCCTTAATGACTCTAGATACTATATAGTAACAGGAGGACGTGGTTCTAGTAAGTCTTTTAGTATATCTACTATGATACTATTGCTTACTTATGAGAAGGGCCACAACGTGCTCTTTACTCGTTATACAATGACATCTGCAAGTACATCTATTATACCCGAGATGACGGAGAAGATTGATATGCTAGGGCTAGGAGATAACTTCTTAGTTAACAAGACAGACATTACTAATAAGGTTACAGGCAATAAGATATACTTCAGGGGATTAAAGACAGGTAGTGGAAATCAAACGGCTGCGCTTAAGTCTTTGAATGGTATTACTACTTGGATATTAGATGAGGCAGAAGAGATGCCTGACCCTTTACTATTTGATAAGATTGATTTATCTGTTAGGTCTAAGGATGCACAGAATAGAGTTATAATGGTTATGAATCCTGCCACTAAAGCTCATTGGATATATAAGAGATTCTTTGAGAGTAGAGACCTACAAGGAGGAGAGAATACTACATTAGAAGATACTACATATATACATACGTCATATAAGGACAATGAGAAGCACTTAGATGCTACATTCTTGGCTAACGTTAATAGAATGAAAGAGGAGAGACCTGAGGAGTATAAAGCTCAAATCTTAGGAGGTTGGAGAAGTGTTGCTGAAGGTGTTATATTCTCTAATTGGGAAGTAAGAGACTTCAATCCTAATGGAGACTTCTACGGCATAGGAATGGACTTTGGTTTTAGTAAAGACCCCACAGGAGCTTGTCTTATATCTATCAATAAGAAATCTAAGGAAATATACATTAAAGAGATAGTATACGCTCAAGGATTAACTACATCTGACATAGCTGCTAGGTTATTAAAACAAGGTAGAGATACTCTTACTATAGGGGATTCCGCTGAGCCTAGGCTATTACACGAGCTTAAGCAGAACTATGGTCTTAACATAAAGCCTAGTATCAAAGGGCAGGGTAGTATTAACTTAGGTATTGCATTAATGCAGGAGTATAAGCTATATATCCACAAAGGCTCTAGGAACTTAATTACAGAGCTTAATAACTATACTTGGAAAGAGGGCAAAGAGATAGCTGTAGATGATTACAATCACTTATTAGATGGCTGTCGTTATTACATATCTTATTGTTTAAGCAATCCAAACGCAGGAAAGTACTTTTTATCTTAAAAAACTTTACCTCTTAAGTTGCTACATCTCAGCACGTTACAAATTAGTTTGCATTTATTTTAAAAATAGTTGCTAAAATGTTTGGTAGTTACGTTATGTTATGCGTATATTTACAAAAAACAATTATGAACACATTCACAACATACAGATTAGTTAATCAAAAATCAAAAGGCTACAAAGGTCTTTACAAGAGATTGTTTGCTATACTAAACAGAGATAGTATCTTTGCTGAATGTTTCGAAGAGTCTCACTCATTTGATGGAGAAGATATGATTGTAGTTACAACTTGGGGTGATGACTTAGATACATTACCTAAGGGTATAATAAGAATAGATTAATAATAAATAAATAACCCTATGAACACACAGACAGAATTACTACTAGACTACCAAGAGATGGCTATATTAGCCCTCAGAGAAGAGGTAGAGAGATTGACAATGGAAAACAGATTACTAACCCTTAAATTACAAAAGAATGATTAAACTTTACAACAGATTACTAATATGCCTATCTATAAGACCATATAAGGTAGTTAAACTTAAAACACAGCTTTTAGTTAAGCATTATAAGAACGGACGTATAGAGGCTACTAGATTAAGCCAACGCAAGTAATGGAGTGCTTAGAAGCAATGTCTTGGGCCTTGAAAGGGGAGCACCTTAGGGTGTACCCTGTCCTGACAAATGAGAACTATACCCATAAGGTAGGTAAGAAGACTAGAAACCTGCCTAAGGTACGCTTAGTTATAGAAATAGGTAACGCTAAGCATCAGGGTAAGGAGGTATTCAAACAGCACGAATTCTCAGAGAAGGTTTGCGAGATATACCTACACTACTATAATAAGAGGACTGTATGACAGATAAAGACCTCAACAGATGCACCACTATGGAGCTAGAACATATCCTTTTGAACTTTACGTGGTTTCCTAATAAGCACCTACAGAGGGCCAAAAGAATACTAGACCAAAGATATAGACAAAGAAAACCTAGACGTTAGCACCCTAGTTATTAAGCAGTTACAAATTAATTTAAAAAAAGATTAAAAAAGCTCAGGTTTAACTAATAAAGGTTTGTATCTTTGTATCAAACAAATCAACTAAACTAAATATTATGAAAAACTTACTTTCAAACATCGCAATCAAATTAATAGAGTCTAACTTCTCAAACGAATCACTACAGGTTTGTGGGTCTATCCTTAAGCAATCATTTATGGAGCAGGGTTTTGACAGAGCTACTTCTAACGAGTTCGCTGTAGATG